AAAATTTGTTCCACTAATAAACATTTCATAGGTGCGTTGATAGGCACAGTCCCGACATTTTTTATCACTACAGGTAGATAAATTACATTTGAGACATAGGGGTTGCAACTTTTCCGGCAGTGCCTCATACTGTTCAAATCTGCCTATCATGTCTTTTGCAATCTCATCATATTTAAAATCATCGCCAGTTGGCACAGGTATTAAATCAGGAGTTCCTGCTAAATATATGTCAACACCAATGTCCTCAATACCAGATTCCTTACGCATTACATCATAACCTTGTGTTGCAGTATTTTCTATAGACACACCAATTGATATTGCATTCACACTATTTTCAATACACCACTCAGTAAACTCCAAATACCTTGGACGAAGCACACCAATATTATACTCTCCTTTTTTGAATCCAGGCCGAATGGGAATCCGTTCTTCTATATACTTTGTGGTAAACTCTGACGTTTGAAAATTAAAATCCCGATATTCTTTTTTAAGGAAGTTTGTTATATTTTCAACTCTTTCAAGTTCCTGTGCATTATGATCATCATCTTGAAAATCATCAATCCCGTGTCGAGCAATAACTTCTGCATCAGACTCAGTTAGCCACCGATAAAGTGAATATGTTGAATTTACTCCACCAGAGAAAGGTATAAGTATTTTATCACTCATCCTCACCTGTCACTGGGTTATAGTCTTTCGCATCTTCAAAGAATGAGGTCACCTCATTGAAACCAAAATCATCATCAGCATCAGCAGTTGTTGGACTTGGTGTAACAGTAACCCGTTGTTGTCTCTTCGGTGCTTGATCAGGCATGTCTGTATATGCATCAACTTGTACGGTCTTGATAACCTTACTAGATGTAACAGGACCATAAAGATAAAATTTACAAGTAAAGTCCATTGTGTAAATAATTGCTCGCCGAGTTGTGAAATCTCCCTGATAATCGTCCTCATAAGAAATACTATTTAATTGAACTGGAACATCTTTTTTGATACCCATCTCTGCCATATCGTTGATGGTAATTGTATAGTCTGGCTGAAAGTATGGAAGAATTTGCTCAACAACTTGTAAAGCGTCATCTGATTGTTTTGCAAGAATATATAACTGAAAATTTATGTTATACGGAACAGGCATATATTGTGTATCAAGTTGATCTGATTTAGAACCCTTAACTTTTTTAAACTTCTGAACGCGATTTAGTTTCCTGCCAGCATCATAAGTAAGACCCGTAATCTCAAAACCAATACGAGGGAGAGTTACAGCTGCAGCTTTACTAAGGTCTGCATCATCATTTAGTCGAACAAGAAACTTCTGCCTTGGTCCATACGCCAAAGGAACCTTCATAGTCTGTTGAATTACACCAGAGTTATCTTTACGAACCAGCTGGATATTGTTAAAAATTGTTCCGAAACCAACAACGACATTGCGTATTGTTTCGTGATAGAATTGTTGTCCTAACATTAATCTGTACTCCCTGCATCACCAAATGGATTCGATTCACTGAAGTCCAGTATCGTATCATCTAATGTATCAAATAACTCGTTTTGAGCTGTCTTATCTGTACTCATATCACCTACTATATAGTCTTCCTGTATGAGATATTCATCACCACCAGTTTCAAGTAGGATACTCTCACCACCAAGATCAGTTTCATCTTCACCAATAATATTGTCACTATCTGTTTCATCCAGAAGCAATCCACTACCATCACTGGTTGCATGGTCAATTCTAATTTCTTGATTAATCGTAGTGCCTGTTGCCTGTTCAAGAGTAAACTGGTGATCAGAACTTGCAAGGCCTAACGAATCTTCAATCGCATCAACATCTGTAATACCAGTATCAAGTGCTTCAGAACCGTAATCAAATAAGCGACATTTTAGTTTGTAAACTGGATTATTGTCTAACTGGTGAAATGGTTCATCGTGGTCTACAAAATTAATCTCAAATAATTTTTTTAGAGTTGGATGATAAATTGCATCCCCCTCTAATGGGCGGTCTGCATCCGTGGCATCAGTTTCATTTATAATGTAAAACACTTCACCCTCTAGTTTAGATGAGCTATCTAATGTTCCAGATTCTAACTGTATAGAACCAGACGATGTTGAATCCGTACCACTTTCGATTCGTATTTGTTTTGTCTTGTCTTGAAACCTTGTTTTACTCACTACAAAAGTTGCTTCACTTAGGTTTTGTAAACCAAACTGTGTCATTAATTCTTTATCGCCAGCAAAACCACCTTCGCCATCTTCCATGTACATTTCAATCGGTGCCTGAGTATTAAACTTAGATAAAGAGTCCTCACCAAGAACAGTGTCTTCTGCTACTAGTGTCCTGTCAAGATAAAATACATCGTGTCCATAAATCTGAATTGCCTCTGCAACCAAATCTGCATAAAGATTTTGTTCTGATGCAACAGCTGCAACACCACTTGTATGAAAATGCTTATTAACTGCCATGTTAACCCACCATGTAATCTATTGGAGTCTCGAACATTAACTGCATCTCTTCTTCCATTTTATTTTGTTCCTCAATAGCTTGACTATAAAGTGTTTCGCCATTCATAGTTACACCACCAAGCATAGCAACCCCACTGAACTTGGAAAGGTTTGCTCCCCACTGTTTTTTGAGTAACGTGGTTGCATACCGTTTGAGAAAAATATCATCAAAAATATCTGTATAAGTTGTTGGGTCAAGTTTACGATAACACTCAACAATGATGTAATCTTGTCCAGCAGTGAAATCGTTTTCCCAATCTGCATCAATGTATAAACGGTTTTGGTGTTGGTTAAACCGGATTGGTGTTTCTCCAACAAGAATATGTTCCAAAAGGTCTAGATTATCCATAGCCATCTGATACTGAATAACGGAGGTAGAAGATAGATCGAACAGATCATTAAGACGTAACTGATAACGAATATCAAACATGTTACTACCACCACCTGTATCTGTAAAAGGAAATACCTGTAACACAGATACAACAGAACTTGGTAGTGGTATGTAATTATTACCCTCTAAAAAACTAGCGGTGATAGAACTGTCTACTGTATCTGTGCCAGTTGTAGTTGTATTTGCTCGTGCTCTTGTAACTTCTGCTTCAGTGATGAGATGTTTAAGGTACATCCTTTCAATACCATCATAGTGATACTGTGCAAAATATTGTAGTGCCTCATCAATACGATCATCTGCTTGATCATCAGATACGTTGATGTCAATAACCCCATCACCTAATGCTCGCAAACAATAACTTTTAAAGGTGGATTTACTTGTAGGAATGGCCATGAAAATATCCTTTTTTATATATTTATAAGATTTCGTTTATTGCGATACAGTTTGGGCCAAATTCTACACCCTCATCTATCCACCCACCAATCTTGCGAAACCCCACATTTTCATACGCAAATAGTGCATCCTTACGTGGCATAGTCCAGATAATTCTGCATTCCTCTTGTTTTGCACTATTTATAGTAAGTTTCAGAAGCATCTTTGATACCCCTTCTCCCCTGTATTCTGGACTTACATATAATCCCCTCGACCTATAAATGTCATCATTCGTCTTGAACCCACTATTGACACCGATAAGTTTACCTTCCGACCTTGCTGCCCAGAAGGTAGGTTCATGCTTCCATATTCTTTCCTTTTGTTTTGATATAGATATGTTTCCATACCCCTCCCATAGTCTTGCATCCCAAGACAGGGAACTTCTGGACTCTATTTTACTTACTCTGTTTGGCCATAAACCTTCGTTCCAAAGGTCATATATTTCCTCAAAGGTAGTCTCAAAATAATCACAAATCATATTACTATATATAACATGAACGAAAACAGAATTGGTATGGTGTCCACCTCACGAAGTGGTTGCACAGTTTTTCGCAGAGCAATTTGTAATTTATATGGATTACAAGAAACAAATTCTTGGTTAAAGAAAAATGATTACCAACATATAGAAAACGCACCGTTTTCAAACAAACCACATATGTTGAAGATTTTAATTCATTATGTTCCTGAGAGTAAGCTAGGTTTTGTTCTCAACGATATGCCCAAGATATGGTTATACAGAGGAGATCAGGTAAGACAATTTTTAAGCCATGTCACAAGATTACATACTAAGGTAAATCATATCTACGAGGAAACTGACCAACCACACTTAGAGGATGGTAGTATCGTTGCAACTAGAAATCAATTTGATACATTCATGTATAGAAAACAATTATTTTGGAAACTCTGGAAAGCATATGGGTTTCTAAAAAATGAACCTCTTATAAAATTTGAAGACTTTCTCGCGCAACCACAAGAGGTTGTAGAAGAATTACAAGAGTGGTGTTGGCCTCAACTTAGGTCTGATGT